GCTCCAAGACTACCTCTTAAGTTAAGAGGGGCGAAGTGTCTGGATCTTCAAGGGGCCAATCTACGGTTGTTGTTGAAGGGGGTGAATATAGCGCGAGCTATGAGGTTTTTGGCGATACCCTTGTGATCACCTTGCCAGATGGCTCTCAACGTGAAACTGAGTTACGAGGTATTAACATCGAACAGTGTTGTAGAACACATCTAAACAGTTACATAAAAAGTGAGAAAGAAAGGAATGACGAACAGAAAGTGAACAAGCCAATATCAGTTTTTATTGATAATAACGTTTGGGATCTTCTTTTTAAACATAAAATAGATATCGGTCAGGTGCTACCAAGGCCATATTTTGGATTGAGTATTACTCGCGAAGCCACTTTTGAAATTGAACCTCTTATATCAAAAAAACCAGAGCTCTATGATTTTATTATGAAATCCATTGATTCTTCTCAAATTGAAGAGGATTGTTTCTTTGGCTTTTATGATGAGAATCTTCCTCCAGAAAAACAGAGAAATGGCGGCTTCGGCTGTGGTCGTTTCATTTCTCAAGAAGAGTCTGATTATCTGGCTGCTCTTAATGAAAAAATTAATCGCAGTAGCGTTAGAAAATCTACAGGGTTATTTAAGAATGAGGCGGATGTTTCGATCGCTGCCCGCTCGGTACATTCCCTTGTATTGACATTGGATGTTAAGCCTGGGCCTTTAACAAAAGCCATGGATATGGAAGGGAAAGTTATATCATTGAAGCAATTCGATCCTAGAAGTGAAAGTTTGAAGGAATACATTATGCGCGTGCTATCGTAGTAACCCACCATAAACCCCCTCCCTTCTCATGCCGCCGCACTATGGCGGCATGAACATATCCAAGACCCCCTACACAGCGCCCTTCGTGGCCATCCTCCAAGCCAACCCCGTCAGCGGGGAGCGGCTGGCGGTGCTCGATGCGCAGCTCACTCCCCAAGGCGATGGCTGGTACCAGCTGCTGCCTGTCGGCCCCTTCAAGGCCCGTGATGGGCGCCCCTTTGATGTGCCTGGCGGCCACTGGCAGCTCGACAAAACTATCGCCACCACCTTGATCAACCGGGCCAAGGCGCTTGGCCAAGACATCCTGATCGACTACGACCACCAGACCCTCAAGGTGGATCAGAACGGCCAGCCAGCCCCGGCCGCCGGTTGGTACAACGGCGACGAAATTGAGTGGCGCGAGGGGCAGGGCCTCTTTATCAAGCCCCGCTGGACCGAGCGGGCCGCCGCTCTGGTCGCCGCCAAAGAGTATCGCTTCCTGTCCGCAGTATTCCCCTATGACGCCCAGGGCCGCCCCCTGGAGCTGCGCATGACCGCCATCACCAACGATCCCGGGGTGGTGGGCATGCAGGCGCTGGCGGCTCTGAGTGCGTTACCTGCTTCAAGCCTTATGCCTATCCAACCCGGCCAGCTGGCCACCTCAATCAAGGAGAAATCCATGAACGAACACGTGATCGCGCTGCTCGGCAGACTCGGCATCCAGCCGGGGGCCGATGGTCAGTTTACCGCCGAGCAGGGTACGGCCGCGCTGGCGGCCCTGGATACCCTGCAGGCCAGCGCCAAGAAGGCGCCGGAGCTGGAGGCTGCACTCTCGGCTGAAAAGGCCTCGTTGGCTGCGCTCAAAGCGCAGCCGGGTGGCCAGGTTGACCTGGCGCAATTCGTGCCGGTGGCGACCTATAACGCCCTGGTCACCCAGGTGGCGGCATTGACCGCACAGGTGGACACCACCGACGCCGCGACCCTCATCAAGGAGGCCCGCACCGCAGGCAAGGTGGTGGCGGCCGAAGAGGAATACCTGACCGCCTACGCCGCCCAGAAGGGGGTGGCCGCCCTCAAGGCCCTGCTGGACCCGCGCCCGGCCATCGCCGCGCTCACGGCTAGCCAGACCGCTGCCGTCACCCTGCCGGCTCGATCAGGCGAGGCCGTACTCTCGGCCGAAGACAAGTACGCCGCCGACCAGCTCGGCATCAGCCACGAGGACTTTGCGAAGGCCAAGGCCTGAGCAAGCCTCGTTTCACGCGAAGGCAGTTCCGTATAACCAGAGAAGGAATAGACCATGGCCATGATTACCCCCGCGCTGCTGCAGTCCCTCTTCACCGGCTTCAAGAAGAACTTTGAAGACGCCAAGAGCGAGGCGCCGACCCAGTACACCAAGATCGCCACCGTGATCAAATCGACCACCAAGTCCAACACCTATGGCTGGCTCGGCAAGTTCCCGAGCTTACGCAAGTGGGTTGGGGATCGGGTGATCGAGTCGATGAAGACCCACGGTTACCAGATCGTCAACGAAGACTTCGAAGCCACCGTGGCCGTCGATCGCAACGATATCGCGGACGACGAGCTGGGCATCTATGCCCCGCTGTTCGCCGAGATGGGGCGCTCGGCCGGGGTACATCCCGACGAGCTCTGCTTCGGCCTCCTGGGCGCCGGTTTCACCACACCCTGCTACGACGCCCAGTATTTCTTCGATACCGATCACCCGGTCTATCCCAAGGTCGATGGCACCGGCACCCCGGCGCTGGTGGCCAACCTGGTGGTGGATGGCGCCTATACCGGCGAGCCCTGGTTCCTGCTCGATACCAGCCGCGCCCTCAAGCCGATCATCTTCCAGGATCGCAAGTCCCCCGAGCTCATCGCCATGACCAAGATCGACGACGAGGCGGTGTTCACCCGCAAGGAGTTCCGCTACGGGGTGGACTGCCGCGACGCCGCCGGCTTTGGCTTCTGGCAGCTGGCGTTCGCCAACAAGCGGGCGCTGACCCCCGACAACTTGTGGGATGCCTTCAGCCGGATGCGGGAGTTCCAGGCGGACGGCGGCCGCAAGCTCGGTATCAAGCCGACCTTGCTGGTGGTGCCGGCGTCGCTTGAGAAGCTGGCGACCAAGATGCTGGAGCGCGAGCTGGAAAGCAGCTCCAGCAACGAGCTCAAGGGCAAGCTGGAACTGGTGGTGGCGGACTACCTGTAAGCGCTGTTTAACGGCGGGGTTAAACGAGCGAGTGTGGGCGTTTAACCCCCGTTTAAACCGGATCCTGGATTGAACGAGACAGAGGGAAACATGAGATGGAACACGAGATGGAACAGGCTATTCGAGTTGGCATCACATCAACGGTTCGTCAGGTCTATTTTCGCGCGGGCCTGGCGATTGCACCTGGCAAGTCTGAGCTGGCTGTGTCGCCTGTGCAGTGCAAGACCCTGGAGGCCGATCCGCGCCTGGTGGTCACCCGCCTGGGTCAAGACGTCGCCCCTGCGACGACTGATGCACCGCAGACGGGCCGGGATCTGGACGCAGCAGTGGGCGGCCTGACCGGTTCGGGCTATCTGGCGGGTGTCGCCACGTTGGATGGCAAGGTCACCCCGTTGGCGGAGATGAAGGTCGATGAGCTGCGCGAACTGGCCGTGGAGATGGCGATCCCCGGCGCCGCCAGCATGAAGAAGGCCGAGCTGGCCGCCGTCATTGCGGCGACCGAGGTGCAATACCCGGTCAAGGACGTGGCTGGTGCTCCCACTGAACCGCCTGCCGACCCCGTGGCCGAGGGCGCCTGAGATGTACGCCCGCGTCAACGACATGGTGACCCGCTTTGGCGAGGCGGAGCTGTTGCGCCTGGCCATGACCCCGGCCGGTGAGCTGGACAGTGCGGCCATCACCATCGCCCTGCAGGATGCCGGCGCCTTGATCGACGGCTACCTGGCGGGGCGCTACCCGCTGCCACTGGCTCATGTCCCGAGCGCCCTGGTGCCCATCTGCGCCGACATTGCCCGCCACCGCCTCTATGGCGAGCAGGCGCCGGAGCAGATTGCCAAGCGCAATGAGGCGGCCCTGGCCTTCCTCAAGTCGGTGGGCAAGGGGGAGCTGGCGCTGGGGCTGGCGGCTGACGGCGAGCAGGTGGAGAGCCAGAACCTGGCCCAGTTGCAGTCAGATGGCCGGGTCTTTGGCCGGGGCAGTGGGGGCTTCCTATGAACGGGCCCACGCCTGAACTCGACTACCTGGCGGCGGGGGAGCGGCTGCGCGAGCTGCTGCTGCCCTTGAAAGGGCAGGGGCTCAAGGAGGTGTTTGTGGCCACCGACCTGGAGGCGGTGGCCAACCTGGGGCAGCACACCCCGGCCATCCATGTGATTTACCAGGGGGAACGAGAGAACGATACCAGCCAAAGCGGGCGGCAAAGCGCGTTCGATCAGGTTTGGCTGCTGGTGTTGGTGCACCGTGCCACCCCCAGGGAGGCCAGCGCCGGGGTGTGGTTGGGGCGCATGTTGCAGGCCGTGGCCGGTCGGGCCTGCGGTGACAGTACCTTTCGGCGTGAAAGCGCACCGGTCAAGCCGAGTTACAAGGGTGGGGTGGTCTATCTGCCCCTTGCCTTCAAGACGACAGTGAAATTCAAGGGAGAACGGTCATGAGCGAAACACTGCACCTGGAAGGGGATCTCTATATCGAGACCTTCACCAACAACGTCTCGAACGGGGTGATTGGCCCGGTGGACGTCAACAGCCTGGAGGTCAAACCGGACAGCGAGAAGATCAGCATCCCGAGCAAGCGCAAGCACAAGCTGGGCCAGGCGCGGGAGAGCTACTTCGTGCCCAAGCCTGCCACGGTCAACATCAAGACCAGCGAGATCCCGCCGGTGCTGCTGGCCGCCGCCTTTATGGGGCTGGAGAGCCCCATCAACCAGGGGGCGGGCACCCTCACTGACGTGGCGCTGACCCTGCCGGCCCATCCCAAGTGGATAAGCCTGGGCAAGACCAACCTCTCGGCCACCGGGTTGGTGGTGAAGGAGGGGGCCACCACCATGGTGCTGGGGACCGATTTTGAGATCAACTATGCCCTGGGGCTGCTGAGGGCCACCAAGGCGGGGGCGGTGGCTGATGGTGGGCCGGTGACGGTCAGCGCCAGTTACAACGCCATTACCGGCACCCGTATCGCTGGCAACGTGCAGCCGGAGGTGAAGGCGAAGCTGACTCTGGATGGGCGCAGCGTGATCGGTGGGGAGTCCGTCATCCTGATTGTGCCCCGCGCCAGCCTGGCGCCCAAGAAGGCGGTGGATTTCCTCAGTGACAAACCCATCGAGATCGAGCTGGAAGGTGAGCTGCTGGCGCTGGACGGCGAGACCGCGCCTTTCTATGTGGATCGGCCGGAGACAGTGTAAGGGGGGTAGCAGAACGGCGGGGAGACCCGCCGTTAATTTTTTTGCCACCAACGTTCGGTCATGCAGCTCTGCGGCTAAGTGCGCGAGCAGGGCCAAGGCTGGCATGGTAACGCAGTCTCGCAAACAGCTTCGGTTCAGGGCTGCGGACTATGATTGGCAACACCCTTGAAAGCAGCAGTTTAGGCCAGCCAATGGAACTTATTTTTTCTTTGCTAGTGCTCGTCGCCGTGCCGATGGTGGTTTGGTCGCGCCTGCGAAGTCGCCACATAGCCTTTACTGTGCTGGCCAGCTATGTTCTTATTTGCATCGCTGGCAAGGTTGGTGTCGATAGAGTCTGTTTTGATGGTTGGAACTCATCCAGCATAGGTAAACAGGGAGCCTGCTCTCATCATGGCGGCGTCACATCGGAACTGACGGAATTTGGATACCTAGTGCTGGTCGTTTGCGGGCTATTCTTGCTCGTTAAATGGTGGCGATGGAAAACAAAACAGGATCAAGCCGCTGCGGCAGCGCAGGCAGCAGCGATAGCGGCGGCACCCAGTCCCAATTATCGCCCCGCTCGGGAACAACCCCCTTTTATTCCTAAGCCTCCGTCCTTGCATGATTATGACGTCTTCATAGGTGGCTGGTTGCAGCAAGGTCTCTCGCCCAGCGAAATCGTCGCCCACCTGAACAGCCGGGGGGTTGTAGTCACTACTGCAGAGATCCAAAAGTACGCCTCAAACTCGTCCCGCACGCCCATATCGCAATCTCGTCCTACAACTGCCAGTAGTCGGCAACGGGAAAAGCGCACGTAAATAGTTCTAACCCTGCGATGCGTCTCTGTAATACGCAATAAGTCCAGCCATTCCATCATCCCTTTACCATGGTGCAATCCAATTTTGTCAGGGTTGCCACCATGTCCAGCTCTTCCCATCTAAAACTCGCCCTTGAGCTGGCGGCCAAGGTCACCGGCCGCGAGGATATTGCCGCGCTGACGGTGCCGCGCGCCTCGCTGGCCCCCAAGAAGGCGGTGGATTTCCTGAGCGACAAGCCCATCGAGATCGAGCTGGAAGGGGAGCTGCTGGCCCTGGATGGCGAGACCGCGCCCTTCTATGTGGATCGGCCGGAGACGGTGTGACGATTGGGGAATGAGAAACGGCGGGGAGACCCGCCGTTTTCTTATTTTTATGAACGTTAGCGGATATTGAACTGCTTGATCCAATCACCCTGAACTTACTCTGTAATGGGGTGTGATAATAAAAATATAAATTGTTATGGTGTATGATGTTTCAGAAGGTGGCTGTAATGGGGTGTGATTATTGAGGCTAAAATTGAAATGGGGTGTGATTATTCTTTGGTGGGAGTGATTTATAAAAATTAAGATTTTATGGTGGGAGCCTGTAAATCCAATTGTGTAACCGCCCACGAATAAGTAACTTTTTCAAAAGGATACCTT